AACTGAAAAAATTAAAGGAAGAACATAAAGCAGGTAAAGAGATTAGTGAGTATAATACCATAGAAACTAAAGTAAATGTAATTAAGTTAGATTCAAGAAATGATGAACACTATCTTCGTTATGTAGAGAAGAAAAAGGCCATCAGAGAACAATATGGTAGGTGGAGTCAAATGAGTCGAAAAGAAACCTTAGAATACTATAAAAGATTAGGTGATTTATTATTCCACGATGAAGATTTTCAATATTACTTTAGAGAAGTTAAAAAGAGTTTCGATGAAAAGGTATTGGATATGAACTATGCAAAGATGAAAGATAAAGAAGATTCCTACGATGGACACTTAGATGACCTATACTAATAAAAGATATGAAAGGAAAAACAACTTTGGTAAATAAGATATTCCATATATGGTTAGTAATAGTATTCCTATGGATATTTTTCGCACTCTCATTCGATGTGCTTATGATTGTTTTGCACTTCTTTAACCCCGAACTACAATCACAAATATTAAACAAAATAAAGTTATGAACATACAATTATTAAACGGAGATTGTTTAGACAAACTCAAAGAATTAGAAGAAAACTCAATTGATTCCATTGTGACTGACCCACCATATGGTCTTTCCTTTATGGGTAAGAAATGGGATTATGATGTCCCATCAACCGAAATATGGGAAGAATGTATGAGAGTTCTTAAACCAGGAGGCCATCTCCTTTCCTTTGCAGGTAGTAGAACTTATCACCGAATGGCAGTGAGAATAGAAGATGCAGGTTTTGAGATTAGAGACCAAATCATGTGGATATATGGTAGTGGGTTTCCTAAGAGTCATAATGTTGGTAATGCTATTGATAAAAAGAATGGGGCAGGTAATAGAGGACATGCAATCAGTAGTGGCAATAAGTTTCATCCAACAACAGGCGAAGCAAGAGCAAATGGTGAAAAATTAGATAAATACGAAGCAAGAACCGAAGAAGGTAAAGGTTGGGAAGGTTGGGGAACTGCATTAAAACCCGCACACGAACCAATCGTATTAGCAAGGAAACCATTAGTAGGGACAGTTGCGAATAATGTATTAGAGTATGGTGTAGGTGGATTAAATATTGATGGTTGTAGAGTAATACCAAATGAAAATGATAATTACAATACATTAGAAGATAAAGTAGTAGATGGATTAGAACCAGGTGTATATACAAATTATGACCAAAGAGGTGATGATAGTAAAGCAACAACTAAAACTGGGTATAGTGAATACAGAATAGTAAAGAATGATATAGGTAGATTTCCAGCAAACATTATATTAGATGAAGAAGCAGGAAAGATATTAGATGAACAAAGTGGTATAACTGCAGGAGGACATTGGCCTCATACTAAAACAAGTGGGTTCGGTGAGTTCGGTGGTGGTAGTAATGAATACTTTGGAGTAGGACCAAAAGATAAAGAAAAAGGTGGAGCAAGTAGATTCTTCTATTGTCCTAAAGCACAAAAGAAAGATAGAAACGAAGGTATGCCAGAAAATGTAGAAACCTTTATACAAAGACCTCGTAGAGAAGATGGTAGTGTAATCTATAAAGAAACACATCCAGAAGAGTGGAGTGAAATGATGAAATCTAAACCACGTAAAGAAAAAACATCTCTTGCTGCAAGTGAAGAGAAACTACAAACACAAACAACTGCAACAAAGAACAATCACCCAACTGTCAAACCAACGGAACTAATGAAATACCTTATTCGTTTAGTAACACCAAAAGGTGGAGTAGTATTAGACCCTTTTATGGGCAGTGGTTCTACGGGTAAAGCAGCAGTCTTAGAAGGAATGAACTTTGTGGGTATAGAAAGAGAGAAAGAATACTTTGAGATTGCAGAACAAAGAATCAACCATTCGAATAAGAAGAACAAATACACAGAGTTCTTTGATTAACTAAAACAAATATGAATCAAATATATAATGAGAGTTGTTTAGATACAATGGGTAGATTATCTAATAACTCAATTGATTTAGTTGTTACATCACCACCATACGATAATTTAAGAAGTTATGGTAATCATTCCGAATGGTCATTTGATACATTCAAACCTATTGCAGAAGAATTAACAAGAACCTTAAAAGAAGGTGGAGTTATAATGTGGAACGTTCAAGATGCTACTATAAATGGTAGTAGAACAGGAACATCCTTCAAACAAGCATTATACTTTATGGAGTTAGGATTAAACTTATATGACCATTTGATTTGGCAAAAGACAGGAACACCATTCCCATCTAATGTAAGGTATAGAAATGTATGGGAAAATATGTTTGTATTCTCCAAAGGAAAACCTAAACACTTTAATCCAATATTAAGAAAGAACATAATGGGTGGTGATAGTAGGAATAGGAGAAGAGAAAGGAATAAGGATGGTGAGTTGGTAATGCAAGAAAGAAGAGTAGAGGTAAAAGAATGGGGTATAGAAAACAACGTATGGGTTATATCTAATCACTTTAAGAAAACGGATAAGAAACGAATAGAAAACCATCCAGCAATAATGCCAGAAGAGTTAGTAAGAAGACATATACAAAGTTGGTGTAAAGAAGGTGATATAGTATATGACCCATTTAGTGGTAGTGGAACAACCTGTAAGGTTGCATTAGAAATGAATAGAAACTACATCGGTAGTGAGATTAATCCAGAGTATTATCAAGCAAGTATAGAGATACTAAACCAAACAAATAAGAAGAACAAATACACAGAGTTCTTTGATTAACTAAAACAAATAAGATGAAACCCTTAATAATAATGAGATTCCCCAAAGATGCACCACCGGAGGAACTACACTTAGTTAGAAATTACTTAAATACCCATAGTGCATCGGAAGATTATCATTTCTTAATTATAAGTGATGGTGAATACGATGGGCCAATTGAATTCAAATACTTCAATGAAACAACAAGCCTTTAAAATAGAGATTAAAAATATATATGTATATACACCATCTACTACAAAATAAAGCAATGGTGTTATATATATTGTAAATAACAATCATAATACAATGGCATTTCAAAAAGGACAGAGTGGTAATCCAAATGGTAGAAGAAAAGGTCAACCGAACAAAGTAACGGATGAGGCTAAATCTATCATCAATAGGATTGTAGATAAATCACTCACATGGGCAGAACAGGATATAGAGAAGTTACGAAAGAAAGAACCAATCAAAGCATTCGAATTAGCAATGAGGTTAATGGAATATGCTTATCCTAAACTAAAATCAATCGATGTGAATGGAACATTAGATGTTAACCAACGCATTGAGAAGGTAGTTATACAAATCAAAAAGAACGATGATAGTAAACATAGAGACAACACAGACGTTTCAGAATCTACTGGAGAGTAAAAATCGTATCTCTCAACACATTGGTGGAACACGTAGTGGTAAGACCTATGCTATTCTTCAGTATCTTATAGTTAAATCGATTGAATCTAAACAAACGATTACTATTGTAAGAAGAACAATACCTTCCCTTAAAAGAACTCTAATAAAGGATTTTAAGGATATAATGCAATTCATCGATATATGGGTAGAAGATAGATTCAATATATCAGACAGAACTTATCAGTTTGATAATGGTTCTTTAGTTCAGTTTATCAATACTGATGATGCAGATAAGTTAAGAGGATTAAAATCAGATATTCTCTTTATAGATGAAGCATCAGAAATAGATGAAGAATCATTCTTTCAATTAAAGATTAGAACCACAGGACAAATCATTCTTGCATTCAACCCCACCATCTCTCCTTTCCATTGGTTAAGACAAATGAACGATTGTGATAGATATGTAACCACATACAGAGATAATCCCTTCTTGCCCGCTGAAATGATTAAGACGATAGAGGATTTAGCAATTACTTCCCCACGTAAATTCTTAATCTATGGAAAAGGTGAATATGCTCCGAATGATAAGGCAATCTATCAATTCGATATTGTAGAAGATGTAAAGGATGCAGAGTTTGTTGGATTCGGATTGGACTGGGGTTTCTCACAAGATCCAACTGCAATGGTTGCGGTATATAAAAACGGACAACATCTGTATGTAGAAGAACTGATATACGATAGAGGAATGGTAATGAATGATATTATCAATAGATTGAAAGGATTAGGAATAGAAAGAGAAGAAATTTATTGTGATAGTTCCGAACCAATGAGAATCGAAGAGTTAGTAAGAGCAGGATTCAATGCGAAACCCGTAAAGAAAGGACCAAACTCAATCTCTTTCGGTATTGGTGTAGTTCAGAATTATCAACTACATATCTACAAACAATCACAGAATTTAATTAATGAGATATATGGTTATCAGTATGCAACTGATAAGTTTGGTTATGTTACTACTACACCAGAAGGAATAGATGACCACTTATTAGATGCAATGAGATACGTTGCAATGAGTAAATTATCTATTAAAGAACAAAGAAAAGGAACTTATGCAATATCAATCAAATAATATGGATAATATAAACGAAGATGATAAACCCTTATTCTCAAAGAATGAGATAAGAGAGATTAGATTGGCAATGGCTGAGATAATGAATGAAAACGAAGAATTAAGAGCAAAGATAATTGCAATGGATTCAATGGTAAAGAATAGAGAGGCAACCTTAAAGAAGGCAACCAATTATATTCAACATTTAGAACAATTAATAAAACCAAGTAACAACTAATATGAAACAAGAAATACACATTAACGTTCCCACAAGTTGGAAGGATGTTACCTTAAAATCATATCTTAATCTACAAAAGGATATTAAGAACTATGAAGGTGATAACGAGGCACACTTTGGCTTAACCTTATACCACCTATGTGGGTTGGAATGGGAAGAACAAAAGGGATTGACAATGAAATCTCGTAATTTATTACAAGAGAAACTAAATGGGTTTGAAAATCCAAATGAGATTCCTCTTCAGAGATTCATTACTATCGATGGTGTAGAATATGGATTCGAACCTAATTTATCCAAAATGAGTTATGGTGCGTATGTAGATATATCACAATGGGATAAGTTAGAGATAGATGATAATTGGAAAAAGGTGATGGCAATTCTATACAGGCCAGTTA